CTGTGGGCTCTTCCGCTCGTTACATTCTTAGGCATTAATAAGCGATAAGAATCTGTATCCCAGCAAAAAAGCAGGACTGTGTCATTGCTTTCTTTAGCCCTGTTTTTCTTGCTTTGGATATATTTGTTATCGAAATCTAAGGTACAAACATTGTACTTTAATTTTCGAGAGTTGGTACTTCTGTATGTTATGATTGCGTCGCCACAGTCATTTACAGTTCGTATGAACTCATCTTTTTTCATTTAATACTCCAATTACTATTAAGAAAACTCTTTCTCTTTAGTAATTGGGTAGTATTTAATTAGTCATTGATTGCGTTGATAATCCCTGTGAAGTATACTGAAGCTTTACCAGTAAGTTTACTGATAATGTCATTGTCTACTTCTTGACCTGCATCACTAATAGCTGCTGATAATGTTTCAGCTGCATCAGCTTTTGATACTCTAGCTGCACCACCACCTGTGGATTTGCTAGCGCCTGTTGCAGGGGATTTCTTAACATATACGCCTGCTTTAGTAAGAATCATTCTTACTCCATTAGGGCTCTCACCTAACTCTTCAGCTATGTCTTTGACAATCTCCATACTTGTTTCTGGTGTTGCCTCAGCATCTGTATACATTTCAACGGCTTGTGCTTTGGATTCATCTGTCCATGCCATGCGTCTTCTCCTTTTATTTTTGAGAGATTCGGGCATGCCTGGGCACCACCCTGTCGCGTCTCTCATTTGGTTATAATATCTATCACTCATAAATATTATTATACAATAATATAAGAGCGATGTCAAGAACTATTTTTTGATACTTACCCAAAATGATTATGAATTGCATGAAGTTTATCTTCTGCATGCGCTATAATCTCTATTTGGGTTTCTATCGCTTGCACGAGTTCGGGGTGTTCCCCTATACCTATTGAGTTTCTCTCATAGGTTTTTATATTAGCGTGTGCTATAGCTATTTCTCCCTCTAGTTTTTTGCATAATGCTTCTAGTAAATAATTCATTATTTGTTTTTCCTCAAAGCATTTACATATGCTAATACATATCTTTTTCTATATTCATCATTAAATGCTACTTGCCATAACAAGGGTGTGATGAATATTAAAGAAAAAGAATATATACAAAAATGTAATACTTTATATCTTTGTGCCAATACGATTTGGTATGTATCAATTAGTCTGGCAATAATACTCCATGTTCTAAAGAGAAGCATAATCCATGTTGATATCCAAAACGCACCAACAAATGTTAGTACGTCCATTATTTTCTCCTTATTTATAGATGTCTATTCCGTATTCTTTTAAATGTCGTAAACTACCTAAGTCGTAAGCGAGTGAATGGCTCCAGTGCCCACCAATCTTTTGAAAGCCAAAATACTTTGTATCAAAATCTGTCAAAGTAATAACAAATATTTGATAGCAGTTAACTCCATACTTATCTATATAAGTTGTAGTTTTTGTATTAGGAGCCTTCTTCTTAATTATTGCTAGAGCATTGTCGCGGGCTGACCACACTCTTTCTCCTACTTCGAACTCTTCTGCTACGCATTGTTCGGGTAGCATAGGGGTTCTCCAAGCGTATACTGATTTTTCGGATTTCGTAATTTTTTGTGGAACTCCGATATTATCAATTAAGTTGCGAATAAAGGTAGTAGACCTGAACATACCCTTTGCAATTTCTGAGACTGTTTGTCCATTTAGATATCTTTCTATTGCGTCTCTTTTCTCTAGGTCTGTGGCCTTTCTACCTCTGTTCTGAGCTTTACGAGTAGCTCTATACTCCATTATATCTTTGTGTTCAGCTATGATACTTCCTAATCTTGTTGTATTATAACTGATATTAAGCATCTCACAAGCAACTTTCTTTGTTATAGGCTCATCGCCTTCTAACATTTCAATTACTCTATCGAGATTAGCTTCATCTAGTTTTTCGTGTTCTCGTTTTCTAGTCTGTCTCATCGCTTCCCAATAATATAATAGCATAGTGAACTATCTTTAATAAATCTAATTCATTTCTGCCTTGTTTCTTTCCATAGCGCTTTGCATATTTTATAATGTTTCCTATACAAAAACCTTCTCCATGCCCTGAGTCTATAATAAATTCAGTAGCTTGAATTTTGTCTGCACTATAGTGTTGCTCATAAGTACTATCAATGTAAGCCTGTAGCTTAATAAGCATTTTATCTTCATTGAATTTATACTGAGTTTTATTACTAAATATCCCCATCTGCTCTCACTTCTGAGCGAACGACTTCAAAGCCGTTGGGATATCTTTTCTCTAGTTTATTGATATTTTCGTCCATGACTTCATCAGGAGTAAATCCTAATGCTGTGCAGCCTTGTACCCAATACCAAAGGACATCTCCTAACTCTCTTTTCATGTGGAATATTTCATCATCAGTAAAGTTTGTGTCTGCTTGAAATAGTTTTTTCTTTACTACTTCTGCAAACTCTCCACTTTCTGCTAACATTCCTATTACTGAAGTTAGTAGTGTTGCCATGTGTATTTCTGCACCCCTTTCCACAGTTCCATCACTGCGTGTTAGATGACTTGTAGTTCCTTCTAGTTTTAATATTCTACTAGAAAGTCCTAATGTATTCTTGCTCATTTCTGAGGTTGTTGTTGCTACGAATCTTGCGTAGTCATTAAATTTTTCTGTTGTCAATTTCTTTCTCCACTATTTTTTCTATGTCTGCTAATTTATACCACAGCCCTGAATACATAGACTGTCTGCCGTCTTCGTATACTACTGTGTATCTTTTATACCCATAAGGTCTTTCTGAAAATATTCTAGCGAATGGATATATCCCACTACCTACATCATATGTTCCTTCTAATAATTTCATCTTGTTATCCTACTTTCATAATCAGCGTAGTCTTCATTCCACCAATGTGGTTTATCTCTAAACTTCCAACTAGCAAAGGTAGCTTTGTCAAGATGGTAGTAGTCTCGATAAGACTGTATAGGATTTTCGTAATCTTTTAGTTCATCAGGCATAGCTAATCCAAATTCTGTAAAGCCTAGTCTTTCCATATTTACTGGCTCAGGTAGTTTATTTACTACTTCATGTATGGACTTATGCTCTTTGCCATATCTGTATCTATACTCGTCATTCAAAGCATTGCCATAGCAGTGTGTCCACTCGTGATTGTCCAATGATGACCTAGCCCAAATAGTGCATGGGTGGTTGTACATCATAGGTAAATATGGTGTGATTGGTCTTTCTGCTGGGGGTAGATGTTTTATCTTTGCTTTTTCTTCGTTAAGTACATCTCGTTCTTCTTTGTTGAGTGCACGAGGTACAAAGCCTAAGAACTTGTCAATCCATATACTAGTGCATAGTATTTGAGCAACCTCTAAAGGCATCTTAACAATATGTTTGTCGACATGAGCTTCTGCGCATTTGTCTAAATCTTCGTCTAAGTAAAATAAATTCATACAACTATTATACTAAATTTTGAGAGCGATGTCAAGTATTATTTTTTGCTTCTTCTATAAAGTTGGGTTGCGTAAAAAAGATTCCGAGAGTAAATCTATATTGTGGAGCTATATGAGATGTCGGTCTTATACTATGAGGCGTAGTGCCATCAAAAAGTATTGAGCGATTTTGCTTGTATAAAACACTTTTTGTAGCTTCTTCCATTGCGTCATCATAAAATATAGTCTCTCCATAGTATTCATTTTTCCAATCTGGATTTATATCGTACACAAGAACTGTGCTACCCCCATGAGTATGAGGGAATTGAATTGAAGAAGGGAAAGAAAGATTAATGGTAGCACTATCAAATTTTAGCCCGTCTAATTCTTTCATTAGCTCGGTATTGATTATGCTTTCCATAAAACCTAAATCTCTCCACTCCTGAGGTGTCATAGTATGATGAAGGCATGGGTACTGACGAGTCTCGAAAGTTGAAACATCGCCCCACCCTATTTGATAATCAGTAGAAGCACAGAACATATATAACTGCTCTCTAGTATTCTCCATTACTGTATTATCAAAAACCTTTATCATTTACTTACTATTAATTTTGTCTTTAGCTGTTCCAGCATATAGTCCAAACCAGGCTGCTCCTGCTCCTACTACTACTGAAATTAATCCTGACTGTTCAAATGTTGGTGCATCTAATTCCATGAACCAAATTGTACACTTATATAATAATATAATGTATACTGATAAAAACGCTCTAGGGAATATTCTCCATGCGTCTATCATGTTTGATAACCATATCCACTTTTGCCATGGATTATCTGGTTCTTTTTCGTTCTCCATCTCCATAATCTTGGCTTTTAATTCACCAATTTCTGAAACCATTGCCATAAATTTATTAAGGTCTATTTCAACCTCATTTCTACTCATGTCTCCGCTGAATTTTTCTTGATTTGACATTCTATGTCCTTTATTCTTGATTGTAAGTCTAAGACTTCTTCTTCAAGCTGTGCCCAAATACTAGGGCTTTTTGTTGCTTTTTGGTTTCCCACTACAACTTTTAAAGCTACTTTAGCATTGTTTAATCTAATTTGTAGCATCACGCAACCATTTATACTCATCACTTTCCAAATCTATTGGGGATACTGATGTAGCATGTACATGGTTTGTGTTTTCTTTAAATTTACCTTCGCTGACTGCTTTTAATATCCAGTTAGCTGGGTCCCCTTTTGTAAGAGGTTGTGTAAAAATAATTTCTACTTTATATCCTTGTTGGCTCATTCTTTTTTGTTTCCTTTCATTACTAGCATGCATAGCCCTAACCCAGCCATCGCTGTTTTCTTGCCACCTTTTGTCATTTACCACAGTATTCGCAGGTTCCTTTCAGACCTAGTAATCTTCTTTCTGTATCCTCTTTTTGTTTTTCTGTGATTAATTCATTGATTCGTCTATAAGCCGCACTCAATTGTTTTTGCATACTTGCAATCTCGTTTTTTAACATATGAATTTCGTCTATCATATTTGTTTAATACCTAACACAAAGTTTTCTGCGCAGTCTTCTGACCAACTTTCACTTTTTGTAGGATAATACTCTAAAAATCCTGGCTTATCACCATTCTTCATATAAACTCCCCAACTCTTATTTATTCTATGTCTTACTACATGAGCTACTTTATCGTCCTGAGTGTAAGTAGAATATATTTTATATCTTCT